GAATCCCCCTAGTTTCGGCTTTATTTAAAAAGAAACTCAGAACAACTTTTGGAGTTTTCCCATTCCGTTACTTCTGCGTTCCTCAGAACATCAGTGCAAATCATTCTGCGATAACTGCGTTCTGCAAATTGAGCGGAGAGAGTGATAAGAATTCCTACGAAGATTCCGGCGGTGATAGTGTATTTCATTGTTTAGTCCTCTATTCTGTTCGGCATGATTGCCTCACGCCTTTACCTAATGCATGAGCCGTGCCATGTAGGCGTTCTAATAAAATCAACAACTTACAACTTAGGGCCGATTATATTTCTGTAATTATTTCATACGGTGTTTAAAAAATAGACAAATTCCGGGAAAAGTAAGTTTTAAAACGGAATCACCCTCACTCTCCCCCTCTATATACACGGAACGGGGAGACCCCGAGACCCCGAGACCTACCGAACTGCCCAACCATAGGTTCGAACCTATCCCCTACCCTACTGACCGGAGGCCCCCCGGCATACCCGTTACCCGATCGAAAAAACTCTATGATATCAAGTCCTTAGGCCCTAGGGCCCCCTGGCGCAGGGCCCAGAGAGCGCAGGGGCACGGGGGGGCTGGGGGGGTCAGTGGGCCTCGTGGTCGTTAACGTATCACCCTGGTCTAAATAACGTGCGCAGTTGACTTTTACTTTTTAAGTTTACGAAGCCTTAAATTCATCTATTCTAAAAGAGATGCAAAAAAGAGGACAGAAGCCCGGATTCGTCCGACTCCCCTACGACGGCCCCGTCCGGCAAAAGCACGATAATGTCGAGGCTGCAATCGCAGCGACCAAGTACTACAAAGACCCCGCGGACCTAAGAATGAAGAAAAAGAAGCTGTCCGAGATCACCCCGAGCAAACGGCATCTCCTGGCCGAACATGAAACTCGGGCTCCCATGACTCGTCCTTTCAACCATTACATGGAGCAACTTGAAGACCCCCGATCCTTCATAAATGTGCTCCCCCCATTCGTGCGTGATTCTGTTCTTCAGATCCCAGAGGAGTATTTGAACCTGGACGAGGACAGGCTTCTTGAGGTGCTTTCCGAGAAGCACGACAAGTGGAAACCCACCGCAGCGGTGGAAGCTATGCGCACGAACTTCTGGATGGAGTTCGACAGGGCATCTTTGACTCGAAATGAGATCATGAACCAGAACGCAATTTTCCTTGGGGTGGTCTCGTATGAGCAGTGGAAGCATATTGTAAAATACGGTTTCCATGTCCTTGCGTACATTCTTTGCAGACCGCCTGAGTATGAAGCGGTGATGCGGGGGCTTCTTAATCTTTCGACCCGGAGGATTCGGGACATTTTGAACATTCCTGTGAACCGACCGGACGGGACGATCCAGGATGCGAAGGTGTTGGATTTGGTGTTGAAGGCGGCTGCGATGGTCGATCTTCGTGCGAAGGGCGGCTACATACAGCGGTCGGAGACGAAGAATCTCACGATGATGAGGCAGGAAACCACGAATTATACGACGATCTTCAGTCCGAATACCAAGAGTGTGGATGTGGCGGAGATTACGACTGAGATTGATAAGAAGATCGCCGCTCTTGAACAAGAGATGGCATCGGTATCGGCTCCGGGGATTACGCATCAAGTCCCCGAGCCGCTACCGTCAATTACCGTAGAGGCTAAAGAAGTGAAGAAGGATGGGGAGATCGCTTGAGCGAGCAACTGGAGCAGATAAAACTTGAGAAGTTAAAGCTGCTCCAAGAGAAGGCGCGGTTGGTTCGGGGGCTTCCCCACTTGTATGGGTATAAGGATTATACCTGGTCGCGGGAGTTTTTGGAGTCGGATGAGAGGACGGTGCTTCTCACGGCGGCGAACCAGTTGGGAAAATCGACATCGCAGATCCGGAAAGTGGTGGAGTACGCCACTAACATTCAGGCGTGGCCGAAGCGGTTCAAACGGAACCCCCGGCAGTTCTGGTACTTGTATCCTACGGCGCAGATAGCGACGGCGGAGTTTCACACGAAGTGGAAGCCTGACATCTTGCCGAAGGATGATTACAGGGATGACCCACAGTATGGGTGGAAGGCGGAGTTCAAGAACAGAGGGGACATCAGCGCGATTTATTTCAATAGCGGGGTTGCGCTGTACTTTAAGACGTATGCGCAGGACGCACAGCATCTTCAGTCCGGTACGGTGGACTATGTGGCGTGTGATGAGGAGTTGCCGCTTGATTTGTGGGATGAGGTAAACTTCCGGCGAAATGCAGTGGATGGCTACTTTAGCATGGTGTTCACGGCGACTCTTGGGCAGGACTTCTGGAGGCTTTGTATGGAGCCCAGGCCCGAGGAGCAGGAGGCGATGCCGTTCGCGAAGAAGATCCGGGCGAGTTTGTTCGATTGTCAGTACTTTTTGGATGGTACTCCGTCGCATTGGACGCTTGAGAAGATCCACCGGACCATTGCGATGTGTAAGTCCGAGGCCGAGGTGCAGCGTCGGGTTTATGGTCGGTTTGTTCGGGATGAGGGCTTGAAGTACCCGAGTTTTGACCGGGCGAAGAACGTGAAGAACCCGATGGAGGTTCCCGCGCACTGGTCGATTTATGTCGGGGTGGATATTGGGGCGGGGGGCGATGAGAACCACCCGAGCGCGATTACCTTTGTGGCGGTGAGGCCGGACTTCAAGTATGCGAGGGTGTTCCGACATTGGCGGGGGGATGACAAGGTATATACGATGTCGGATGTGGCATCGAAGTATATGGAGCTTAGTCAGGACTTGAGTGTCACGGCGGCGTTTTACGACTATCACGCGAAGGATTTCAAGACGATCACGGATAGGATGGGGCTTAGTTTCATTGCTGCCGAGAAGAAGCATGATGTGGGGGAGCAGGTGATCAACGTGCTCTTTAAGAACGGTATGCTTGATGTGGATAACTCGCAGGAATGCCTTCCGATCATCAATGAGCTTGTGACGCTTCAGCTTGGGACTGACAAGAGGAAGGCGAAAGATGACTCGGTGGATTCGATGCGTTATGCGCTGACCAAGATTCCGTTCGATTTCTCTCATGTGGGATATGTGCCTGTTCGGGAGACCGTACTGTCTCGAAGGCTTTCTCCGCATGAGATAAGCCTTGTGGAGCGGAACAAGGACAGGTTACGCATGATGACATCTGGAGTGCAGAGAGAGGACGCAGCACATGAAGAAATCAGGGAATGGAATGAGTTTTTTGGGGCGGATTCGTCGTTCTATGATGAGTTCTTTTGACACTGACTCGATTACTCGTATTATAGAAGTATGTAGTCGCAACGGGGTGGCTAAATTTTCCTACGGAGGGATGGAAATTAGCTTCTTGCAGATCGAAAAGGCTCCGACCATAGAGCCTGTGTTTGTGAGGCCCGAATTGCAGACTGCCCAAGAGTCCCAGGCCAGGAGTTCTCTTACTAGAGAGGAAGTCGCATTGAAGCAGGATCAGTTGGAACAAATGCTTCTTGATGACCCGGTAGAGTATGAAAATCTCCTCCGCAATAGGGACATTGAATGAAGAAGTTGGATCATAATGAGTTGATGAGGTTGTATAAGGATGGGGAGCAAGCCGATAACCATCTTTATGCAGAACAACGCTCCAATCTTTTGCTAGTAGCAGGTTCTCACTATGCTCGCAAAGGTTCGCGGTTTTGGAATCGCGTTCGGGATGACAATCGTCTCTCCGAGGAGCAAAAGATTCGTTTGACGCTGAATCATATTCAGCGGATTTGCAAAATCTACGAAAACAACATCATCTCGTATGCTCCCTCGGTGGCTCCAATTCCCAAGAATGGAAACGAGCTTCAGGACCAGAAAGCCGCAGAACTTGCGCATTCCGTCTGGAAGGATGTGAAGTCCAGGCATCGGTGGAATGACAAGGTTCGAGAAGTTGTTCAGGACTTCTGCCGAGTGGGAGAAGTGTTCCATAAAATTTATTGGGACGAGAACAAGGGCAAGATTGTTGATTATGCTCCGATGGTGGATGAACTCGGGCAACCGATGCTTGATCCGATGGGGCAACCGCAGAAAGATCCCTCAAAGCCCATCTTTTCGGGGGATTTTGTATTTGAGAGGATCTTCGGATTCAACGTATTCCGGGCCAAGGAAGCGAAGTCCATGCAGGACTCGTGGTTCATTGGCTATCGGAAGATGGTGAATATTGACGATCTTCGTGCGCGGATCGGGGATGACCCTGAGAAGCAGGAGATGATTGAGGCTTCCCGTGACGAGACGTATTTGATTTTTGACGGGAATGGGTCGAATTATGACCGTTCCGAGAATGAGTGCTTGTTGCTTGAGTTTTACATTCGTCCGTCGAATGTATTTCCGAATGGCTACTACTTTATTTGCACGAATAAAGGCGTTCTTTGGGAAGGAGAGCTTCCGTTTGGGGTTTTTCCAATCATTTACGCAGGGATGGACGAGATCCCTACTTCTCCACGGCACTATTCACTGATCAAGCAGCTTCGTCCGATCCAGGGCGAGATCAACCGTTCGATCAGTCAGGTGGCAACGCACCAGATCACGCTTGGAGACGACAAATTGGCCGTTCAAGCGGGTACGAAGGTGGCGAACGGCGGACTTCAGCCTGGGGTTCGGGTGCTTACCTATAGCGGAGCTCCTCCGACCATTCTTCCGGGCCGGACGGGAGATCAGTACATTCCGTATATTGAGAAGATGATTGAGCAGTTTTATGTGGCTGCCAATCTTCAAGAGGAACTGGCTGAAAATCCCACGAATCTTGACCCGTACACGATGCTGTTCATGAGCATTCAGCAGAAGAAGAAATTCTCCGTGTACACATCCAAGATCGAGCAGTACCTGATTGATTTTTGTGAGAAGACGCTTGAGCTTGCCAAGCAGTATTACACGGAAAACAACTTGGTTCCTGCGATTGGCCGCTCTGAGTTGATCAACATCTCCGAGTTCAAGAACACGTCTCCTTTGTTTTACCAGATCAAACTTGAGCCTGGGACTGAGGACATGGAGACCCGGCTTGGAAAGCAGCTCACGTTCAATCAGATCATGCAGT